GATTGAAAGCATAAGGACTTTGGGCTCTTATTTTACGGGTCGATGATAAAATCGTCGAACTCGTTATCTTGGGAGAAATCCCAGGCATTCACAATGCCAGGAGTACCAGAGGTCGATAAGTGATCGATCATCCCTAGAACGTTGGTAACGCGCATGAAGCTAGCTCGGGCCACGACAAACTCGTGATTTGAGGTACCCCCTGTCTGTAATCCAGTCAGTGCTTCCAGGCATTCTTGAGAAAAGTCAGGAACCAAGGGTAAATCACCCTCTGCTTGATGGATAAAGGTAACTAAATCGGCCCATTTACGTCCAGTACCTGCTTCGATATCATCGATATTGAACGCAGACATATTGGTACATACTTGGATCTCTTTTAGAGGTATCCGATATTTAGCCTGCCATCGGGCGAGGGCATCTGCTCTGGCCTCCTCAAAAATTCTCTTGAAGAGCCATTCTAAGTCTACAGACACCACTTTGGTTACCCATTGTGGAGCTTCCTCCAACCGTTTCCGGTTGAGAAGGAAAGTCTGGTAGACGGCATTGACCCACTTCCCTAGGATAGATACTAGGAGTCCTCGAGCTCGATGACGATCTAAAAGATCGCCAAAGAGAGCCATCCTAAAGCCCCATAGATCCGCTTTCCGGAGCATTGCTCCAAGGCAGATCTCAAGGCTTATTGACTTTAAACCAGTGAACCCAAGACGGGTTGTACCTGGTGTCAGGATGGTCGCGAGGATCCATCGGATCACAGGCGGTACCACTCTCTTCCGTATATCGGACTGTAGGTGGTACCAAACATCTGGTCCAAGAAGTTTCTTAACTAACGGTGTAACCCATGTTCGCGATGCAAGATCCATCCACCCACGCCTAGCCATACGAAGGGACATTTCTATCCTTTCTGGTAGACATGTAGCGTTTATTTCCTCCCGTAATGAAACAGGAGAAACGTTGACATCCTTGACGAATGTCTGGTTTGCAAAGTTGAACATGCCGAGATCACTAATGTGACTTTTGGCGAGAGAAAGAGGAACCTTCAAGGCTTCCATGATGGCTACGTATCTTTCGGCAACAACTCTGTTTGCAATCACAATATCATCTCCCAAGACCATATAGTCTATGAAAGTGAGGAGTCTATCCAAGGACACTGTCCCTGAAGAAACGGCTGCATATAGTACTAGTGCATGATGCACCAGAGCCATAGAGGCCCAACTTGTTAATGCTCCCATCGGCTGTCCCGTTGTATAACGTATCCTACTAGGGTGCGAAGGAAACGCCTTAAGTGTACTCTTGGGTACCAGGAATTCTCTAGATACCAAAAGATCAAACCAAAGATCCAAAATCCTGGTGGGCAAAGCCCACTGAAATAAAGCCCGATAAAGGGCTAAAGGAATAAGATCGGTGGCTGACTTGAGGTCATAAGAGTAAACTTCTGTATATCCCCTCTGAGCAAACTCTCGAACGCGGCCTTCCTGGTCGAAAGTGGCATCCTGTGGAAGAGTTTTAAGTATATCAAACATCCAATCATGGAGAGGTTTGAGACAAAAGTTTGTCCAATAATCGACAATTGCGATGGTACGGACTTTACCTGCGGCTTCATATAAATTATGTAACCGCTGTAGAGTTGGAGATGTAAATCTCAGTCCTTGGTTGTTTAGACCAAAGACCCGGAACAGATATTTAGAACACCAAGCAGGGGCCCAATGACCTACTCCAGCGACGAACGATCCTTTCTTTGAAAACCAGGTTTTACCCTGATCTACGAAGATTTGGAAAAGTTCATTTGCTGACTCGACATTAGCCATCACCTGATTGTTAATCTTGAACATCTTGGCAGTTAGTCGGATCTGTTTCCACAGTTCCGGTTGACCTGTCGCCTCTAGCCACTCTCGGATATAATTCCGGGAGACTCCAGTCACCCCTTGGATAGCTTTTGCTTCCCAAGGAGGCGGACTCATTTCAGCCCTTACCTGGATATTACTCTCTTTGGAGGCTTTAAAGCCGAACCGGTCAAGTGCTTCCCAAAGGAAAGCATCTAAACCGGCCCCAAAGATTGTTACTCCATGGTTTGGACCTGCATGAGTAGAGAAGAATGTTCCAGACACTTTCAGGTTAGGCTTTTTGTGTCTGAGTTCAGTAAATATTATCGCGAATAGGTCACGACAAAATCGACCAAACTCAAGGAAGTGCCCGTTTGAAGTTATGTCTGGATGTGGAGAACAGATTGAACCTTGTGCTAGATGAGGTTCCTGCCATGTACCTAGAATACCCTTGTATGAGAATAGCATTGACGTCCATATATGGATATAGTGTTTATTACCATAGCGTATACCATCTCGAACAATTCGAGGCAGAGCAGCGGGTAAGCCTTTTTGCAGCTTGATCCTAAAACCAAGTGCTTGAGTACTTGTAAGCCGTCTACCTCCTAGGTAGGCATTTACAACAAAAAGCATTATTTTTAGCCGAG